GTTGCGAGCTGGAGATTAGGCATCCGTGCACCTCACGGGGTTGGGGCGATCGAAGAAGGCGTAGGCGTTGCCGCCGAGGTCGTACACGACGAACACCATGGCGACCGCCGTCAAGCTCGAAGTAGTCCAAGCCGACCCGGTCCACACGCTGCCGACCGGGCCGATTGTGCTCGCCGGGGTCGTGATATCCATGCCGTCCACCGTAGTGGCGGTGTTGAACTCCTCGCGCAGATTCCGGCACGTTGTGTAGTTGAAACGCGGGTCGGTCACGGTGGAGATGCCAGCGCCAGAGATCGACGCGGGCACCCACAGGGACACGGTGTAGGTCCACCGGTTGGTGGCGAGCGCCGCGGCGGCCGTGATGCTGCACAGGCCCTGCGCGACGATGTTCCCCTGGACGAGCTGCGACTGCGCCCAGCGGATGCCTTCGGTGCTTTCGGCGACCAGCTCCGAAGAGTCGGTCCACCGGTTGCACACGAACTTGTTCGCCGAGCCGAACAGTCCCTGCTCGAACTTGGGGCGCATGTACGTCATGGGTACGTCGGCCCTGCCTTATCGAACTGGTCGTAGATCGGCTGCGTGAACAGCGCCTTCAGGTCGGCCGTCGCGCTGTATGGCTGGTACCACACAACCGTCGCAGCCTGCATGTACTGTGTTCCGGCGATGGTCACGCCTGGGAGAAGCTTGGGCTCGCCCGTCGGGTGCGGCATGGCGAGTTGCTCGAGGTGGAACCACTCGTCGTAGACGTAGGTGATCGTGATACGCCACACCTCATTGTCGAGTGTCGCAGCGATGCCTTGGCAAAGCACCGTGCCAATCGGCCACCCGAGGAATGCGGCGTTGTTGCGCTTGTTGACGTAGGTACTCAACCAGGTGGACCAAGCCGGGTCTGCGGCGACCGAGCCGGTCCCGGGCGACAGCGGCGTCCGATCAACAAGCGTCTCGATTTGAATCGTCTGCTGCTTGACCTTCCAGCTCCTCGGGTTGCCGTTGAGGTCGATCTTGGTCCCGGCGATGTCGGCGGTCGCAGGCCATGTTGCGGTGCCGTTGGCTGGCAGCGTCGCGTCGCGCCAGGCGGCGATTTGGCGGATGCCACTGGTGCGCGTCTGCTTGACGTATCCGATGCCCCATGGGCTGTCGTTGTATTCAAACTCGACCGAGGTAAACTCGGCCGTCACGTTCCAGACGTACGCGGCTTCGCGAGCTGGCGTCACGTTGACCGAGCGGCAGATGTATGCCTTTGTGACGTCATTGACGCCGCCACCAGTCCAGAAGAACGACGGCAACCGCTGCTGCGGGCGAACCGGGAGGTTCGTGAGAACGTGCCCTTCGCCTGGGAACGTGTCGCCCGAGCTTGCCGGCACCCACCGCAGGACGTACTGCAACGTCAGCCGCTGTTCACCCCAACGGTCGGACACCGTGTGCGACCGGCTGCTAGCGACCTCGATGTTCGACCACGTTCCCATCAGGAGCCTCCGAGCTTTCGGTCGATGTTGTCGAGCGAGCGGGCCATGCGATCCATCGTCCCGGCTTGGTCTGGCTGCATCATGCCGCGGGTTGAGCCGCCAAAACTAAAGCCCTCGCCCGTATAGAGAGTTCCAGCTCCGGCAGCTTCAAAAGGAGTTGCAATGACCGTAGCTAAACCGGCTACGAGATCCGAAACGAGTTGCGCGCCTGCCACAATTGGAATTGCGGACCGTTCCTTCTCCGTGAACTTCCCCATTTCAATCAATGCTTGGTCAATGGTTTCCCCGAACCCTGCTTTGGTCGTTTCCCACAAGCTTGTCCACATGGCTGTGCCCGCGTTGATGTCGGGTGCTTGCTGGGTGATACGGGCAGCCCGCTCCTCGACGCGGAACTGCTGTTCGCGGGCCGAGGCGGCCGCGCCAGCGCCAAGCGCCTGCCCGACGGCGACGTCGGCCTGCATCTGCGCCGCCGTGAGCTGGCCCCGCGCAGCTGCGGCCTCCGGGCTGAACTTGAACGCTAGCTGGTTCAGCTCGTCGACCCGGTTGTTGATTGCCGAGATGATGCCCTGGAGCGCCTGGAACGCCGTCTGAGCGACCCCGAGCGCCGCTGTCATGCTCGTTGCGGTCGCCGTGCGACGGGCCGTCCGGTTGAGCTTGTCGAGCTCCTTGTTGGTCGCGGCGACACCCTTCACCACGCCCGAGGTGTCCATGGCGACCTGAATGGTCGACTTCATGCTCTTGTCAGCCATGGGAGCCCTTTAGCCAGGGGAACAGAGCATTCGGCCGCTTGCCGGTCAGAGCGCAGGCGATGACCACCAGCGCGTTCTCGATGCGCTCCTCGGTGGTCAGCTCCTGGGATGACAGGCCGACTGGCATGGTCATGCGTTGCTCGGGACTTGCGATGCGCCAGAGCCTGCGCTCGGCGCGACCGTAGGGCGTGGCCGGTTGACCTCGGCGAGGAGCGCCGCGGCGAGGTCGGCCCGGATGGTTCCTGCTTCCTTGGGGTTCGTCAGGAACGGGGTGCCGTCGGTGCACTCAATGGTCGTTATCCACCAGTATGGGTTCGTGGCCGACATCTGCGCCTCGGCGAGGGTCGGCTCGCGGAACACCAGCGGGCCAATCTCGTCGATCGTGACCGTGCGCCGCCGGGCGGTGAGCTGTTCAATCGGGATCGGCACTTACTGCTCCTCCCAGGAGAGTTCCCACAAGGCGAGGTCGGTCCCGTTGTCGTTGATCGACGCCGAGGTGATGTGGATGCTCATGGCGTTCGTGCCCGAGCCCCATTCGTCGTAGGACTTGCTGCCCTGGTCGACGTACTTCAGGGTCAGCGTCGCGCTTGCGCCGGTGGCGGCGGCGAGGTCATTCGGGAACAGGTGCGTCCGAAGCGTGTCGTCGGTCGTGCTGTCCTGCCGCAATAGCGTCAAGGTGCCAGAGCGCCGGATGCGGCCAGGAAGCCGCTTCTCGCGATAGTCGGCGAGCGTCGTGGCGTCGAACGAAGCCCGCTCGACGTTGAGCGTGAACGAACGCACCTGGACGGTGCCCGTGACGCCGCTGAAGGTGATGGTCCCGCCGAAGCCGGTGATGAGTGCCATGGTCAGATTCCTTGGAAGGTGAAGGTCATGGTGCAGACGCGCTCGTCGCCTTCGGAGCCGTCTGCCTGTGATTCAGTACGCATCGAGGTCGAGATCGCCGTGAGCACAAGCTTCGCGTACGTCGCGCCCAAGGTGGTCGGGTTGTCCCAGTAGTTCACGATGTCATCGGCCACCTGGATCACGCCGAGCGCCGTGTCGCCGTAAATGTTGACCTCACAGGTCACGATCCACGACGCAGCCGGTTGCCCTGGCTGCGTCACTTGGCACTCGGCCCCGGTGAGCTCCCACACGACCGCGGGCGTCTGCGAGCCCGGCCGGCGCATTCCGACGGCGACGTCGGCCGTCACGGCGTTGTCCATGTGCTGCTGGAGCGCCTTGGCGACCTTCTCAAGTGCGAGCACGCTCATGGCTTGCCGCCCTTCGAAAGCAGCTTCTTGGCCTCGAGCAGCGCCTCGGCGCTCAATTCGCGCATGATCTTCTGAACGTTGAACAGCGCCCAGCGATAGGAGATGAATCGCCCGGCGACGCGCCCGCCGCTTGCCTTGTGCTTGAACCCGGATTCCAACAGGTGGAACACCCGCTGGCGGCCCTTTGCGACGCTGGAGTTCTTCGCCTTGCGGCCGTACCGGACGCCGATCTGTGCAGCGATGACGCCTGCCTGCCCGTGCATTCGGCGCGGCGATGTCATTTCAGTCGCGGCCGAAATGGCGAGTCGGTGCTTCATCGACGGGCCGCGGAAGCGGGCCATAAGCCATTTCCGCCCGAGGTCGCCGACGTACGGCTTGAGCACCTTGCGGAACACGCGCTTCCGAAGCGCCTCGTTCACGTTGATGGGCAACCGCTCAAGGGTGCGCCGCAGCTCGGCGTCTTCGAGCTTGATCTTGACGGCGGTCGCGCTCACAGCACCACCTCGACGGCGATGATTTCCATGTTCCGGCGACGCTGGTCCTTGTCGGTCGCGCCGCTGATGTTGAGGTAGCGCGTCGTGCCCCAGTCGGACCAGACCAACCGGCTGCGCGTCGAGATCGACGGGTGCCAAGGGCACAGGATTCGGTAGCTGCTCTGGACGGCCGGGCCGCCATCGTCCACGCTTTCGGCGGTGTCGAGCTGCTCGATGTGCATCGGGATCACGGCGACGTCGGACCATGTCTCGACGGCCTGCCCGAGATCGTCCACCGTCGTTGCGGGGTTCTGCAACGTCGCGACGAGCCGCATCATGCCATGCGGGACATGCGCCATCAGCCGATCCCCTTCCCCATCATGCCCGAGATGCGGTCCCAGTATTCGCTCGACAGGACCACCGTGTCATCTCCGCGGCTCTGAACGTGCTGCGTGACACGCTGTAACAGCGCCATTTCAAGCAGCGTGTTCAGCGTGTTCGAGCCGCAATTCACGGTCAGGAGGAGCGGATACGTCCTGGTTGCGTCCTGCTCGACGCCGCCGACGATTTCGCGATCGAGCTTGGCGTACTGGAGCCCGTTGATTGTGACCAGCGGATGCTCATACGAGAATCCGCTTTCGTTGAACGACACCACCTGGGTGACCGGCTGCCGGGAGAGAAGTACCAGCTTCTCCGTGTTCGTTGGCTCCACGCCGACGTACTGCGTGCGGGTGGTCGGGTCCACGACCCAGCCGGTGCGCTCCTCGAGCTCGCGCACGGCAGCCGCCCAGGCGATGCCGATGGCCGGATCGTCCTCGGTGTGAGGGATGCGAGCCCAGGCGCGGAACTTGGCAAGGTCCAGGGGCATCGTGCTCCTTCAAGCAGGGGCGTCGGGGGTGCAGCCCGACGCCCCTGCCGATGGGAGGAGAAGAACCGTCAGGCGTTGGTGACCTGGAGCTGCACGAGGGACTTCACGCGGGTGAAGGCCGAGTTCGCGAACGCCATGCCCTGGAAGATGACGCGAGCCGAGCTGGCAGCGGTGATCTCGTCGCGGATCATGCCGATGCCGCCCCACTCGCGCACGGAGAACCCGTCGCGGATGTTGCCCAGGACCGCGATCACGTTCTTGCCGGTGGTTGCCGTCGCGACGTGCGCCGGGAGGTACTCGGTGACGTAGACCGGGAGGCCCATGAGCGTGAATGGAGCCGCGCCGACGAGCGCCGCGTCAGCCGACGGAACGAAGATCGGCACACCGTTGACCGTGAGGCCCGCGATGGCCGCGTAGACGTCCTGCGGGAGAATCCACGCCGCCGAGCCCCAGTACGCCGCCGGGAGCTTCGAGTAGCGCATTTCGGACAGCTTCGCGACCGTTGCGCCGATCGTGATGGCCAGGGCGCGGGTCGTGCCCGTCGAGGTCGCCGTCGTGATGTTCACGTTGGCATTGACGGTGAAGATGCCCGTGGGCGAGTTCGTGCCGGTGCCGCCGACGTAGCCCCATTCGAGGTTCTTCGAGAGCTGGCGCTGGAGCGTGTCCATCACCTCGGCCTCGATGTCGAAATTGGCCTGCCGGATCAGCTGCTGGCTCACCTGCGTGAACGGGATGCACGGGACGGGCGCGATCGGCACCTCGGTGAAACCGGGGTCGATCGAGGTCCGCGCCGTGGTGCCCGTGTCGGGCTGCGTCCAGGCCGAGGTATAGCCAGCCGTTTCGAGGTTGTTGTAGCGCAGCGTCGGGTAGCCCTGGACGCCGGTGCGGATGTCCGCGAGGTTGCGGACCACCGTGTTCGCGTCGAGGTACTTCAGGATGCCGTCCTCGTACAGCTTCGGGATCAGAATGCTGCTCGAAGCGGTCGAGATGATTTCGCGCTGTTCCGGCGCACGGCCGCCCTTCAGGTACCCGAGGAACTGCTCGCGGTACTCGGTCGAGGACCGCCATTCTTCGGCCTGCTCGCGCTTCTCCTTGCCGACCTTCGCCAGCACGGTGTGGCTCGCGAACTTCTCGCGCAGCTCGGCCGCGGACCGCTTCTGGTTGAGCTCCTTGAGCTCGTCCATCAGCTCGGTCGCACGGGCTTCCTGCTCGGCGTTGATCTCGTCATTCGCGAGAATGCCGTTGACTTCCGCCTCAATCGCCTTGCGGCGCTCGATGATTTCTGCCTGCTTCATAGCGTGATGCTCCGGTACCGCAGACGAAGCCGGGCGAGCGCCCGGCTGTAGGTGCGAGCTTCGGCGGCCGTCTGCGGATAGGCGCCGGATTCGACAATGGAAACCTCCCGGAGATCGACGTCCAGGAGGGTGCGCTCGATGCCCTTCCAGGCGTCGGAGCGGACGATGAAACCGAACGACATTTCGGACAGGACGCCCGAATCGACCAGCGCGTAGACGTCCTTCGCCCGCTGCGTCTCGGGCAGCTCGACGTCGAACGCGAGCCCGCGGCTATCGCTCGCGAGCTTCAGGCGCTGGCTCTTGGTGTTGGCGAGCAGCTCGCGCCGGTCATGGCCGACCAGCAGCGAGATGTTCCCGGCGAGGCTCCGGTCGAACGCGCCGCGGGCGACGCGCTCGGTGAACGGCTTGCCGCCGTTGACGCTGCGAACGACCAGCGGGTGACTCGGTGCGTCGTACACCGCGGCGTAACCGGCGATCCGGTTGCCTTGGCGCTCGAAGCTCGTCGTACGGACCTCAAGCATCCTCGGCCTCCTCGTTGTCGGGCCCGGTGGCTGCCGACGCGCCGCCAGGCATCGTGACCGCTGGCGTGTCGAGCCCTTCGACGGGAGGCAACCCGAGGTAAT